AAAAACTCTGTCACCCCACTTTAATGGGGCGCAGATTACGTGTGTTTCCGTCACGGCTGTTTACAAGGGTATTTACAAGGAAACAAAAGAACGAAAGAAAAATTCCCCTTGCAATAAATTGCAAGGTTAAAAACTCTCAAATATACATATATAAAATTAGACGTATGATACAAGAAGTGGTGGGGCACCAAGGAAGTACGAAAATTGAAAATCGTCTCCACAGGAGCGAAAGACGCCTAAACGATTGGCAAAACCATTGGTATTAGAATTGACGGAGAGAGTAGCTCTAGGAGCTGAAGCCTCGTCAATAGTTAAACCGATGGTGTTAACAAACATAGTCGTTCGGCAAAAAGAAGTGTATGGAACCCTGACATTCATGAGTCCCAAATTGTCAGTGACGAATACGCCATTGACACATGCGGCAGCTGGGTAAGTAACTACTCCAGTATATGCCTCACCTGAATTAGTGGATTCAGGTAGGGCTATAATTCTCAATGGAGCAAGACCAGCTCCAAGGCCATTGGGATTAACTACAGCGGTAGTGCTGAGCGCGTTTCCACCAAAACGCAGCATCATTCTGATACTGCCTTTGTGGAAACCGTACATCGCACCAACAGCGGAAAGCATATCCCGACCAAATTGAGCATTGACTAATGCACCCGTTCCCGTGTCCATGGTGGTAACGCTCATGGTAAACGGGTTCATGGTACACTGTTCTGAAGCTATACCTGCTACAGCTGTCATGAAATATCTAGAAACCAGTTGTTTTACTGAAAGAAAATGTTCTGAAACGCTTTCACTAGAAGGACCGGAAGTCAAAGACTCAATCTTTGAATTTCCAATACCATCATTTTCAATAAAATTGGCTTGAGGAAAGAAAGGTATATTGGGCGTCCTATCGGCATTAATACCATTGCCAGGACACTGAAGTTCAAAATCATCTCCTCCACTAAAGAACACTAAAAGATCTATAGAGTTAGAACAAGTCTCCGGAGCTCTGAGTTCGTTTAAAACTCTAATCTCAAAGCTTCCGGAAACCTCATCCATAGGGAGATAATTGGTAGGAATAAACCAAGGAAGAACCAATTCGATATCATCTCCAGTACTAATGTCCAAAATTTCTCTCAAAGAGAAAGCTGAATTATTAAGACCAGGAGTGGTAACAGCAGAGGTTCCAGGTGTAAATGTGATTTGAATTCTACCTGTGTGAAACATGGTTTTGACTATTTTTATACGAATCTTGATGGAACCTCTCCAGTAGCCAAAGAAATTGGAAAGGTAATAGATAGGAGGACCAGTTCTAAAAGTGGCAACTTTTCCTCCAGCGGACTGTGTTGCGGCAAAATAAAGGTTGGCAGGTGAAATAGACTTCGTATAAATCACATCATTGGTTGCGGTAGTGGTAACCCAAGTGGCAGTAGCAATCCAAGCAGAGACTCTCTTTAGAAAATCAAAAGACATCTCATCATGTCCAGTAAGAGAAGTATCTGAATCCAATTGAACGGCCGCATCGTGTATTAAGGCACATGTGGCGGAAGGGTCTGTACCAGTAGCGTTAGCAGAATACTTGTTTATCATTCTAGAAACGTTTGTACTGGGATCTTCCGTTTGTGGTTTCGAAAAACCAAAAACAGAAGCAAGACCAGCCGCAGTGCGTGCAATCCAAGAAACAGGTTCCAACACGGGACCCAACATGGGAATTTGTCCCAAAGTGTCAGCAGCCTTGGCAACCAATGAAAGACCGGAAGAAATAGGAGCTCCTTCAGAAAACTTTTCCTTCTCCAAAGAAGTGGTTAATTTCCTAGAACGCTTAATTTTCCCAGCCATTTGGGGAATCATCGGTCCAACAAACTCCATATCTTCAAAATGTAGATAAATGGAAACATCCACAGTAGAAGCTAAAGCCGTAGCTCCTGTTCTAAGAACTGATTGAACCGCGAGGAAAATCGAACCCCAATCATAATTATAAGTTAAATCAACCAAATTGGTTTTCATCAAAGCATAATTAGTAGGGGCGATGTAAGGAATTCGCATCACTGCTGATCCAACATCAATCGGAATTTCCAAATTAGGGGACTGAGTACGCGAAGTCAAAGTTCGAGTAAGCCTATTGACAGCAGAACTAGTAGCCAGTCTCTGGACATAATTAGGAATAAATTGCAAAATTAATCTTCCAGCTTGGAAAGGATTGGCATTAAGGCGAACAGTAACAACAGCGGTGCCTCGATACATGGCAAAACCCTGCATCTTGGCATACCACAAAGTATTGCCTTCTAGAGCTGCCTGGATGGACGTGGTATAAATTTGCTGATTAATATTGTCACTAGGACTCCAAGTGATGGTAGACAAAAGGTAAGGTTTTGAAAGAAAATCTTTAATACCGGATAAATCTTCGACTGCCACACCCGGAGAAGGTTGAAGATCATATTGAGTAACAACATTGTCTTTTTCTTCTCCAAATGCGGTAGTGACCTTAGTTTCATCACCACCGGCTTCCATGGTCACAGGATTTTGAACAGCTTGTTCCATCTGAGGCTCAAATTCCGCTATAACATTACTACTGTTGAGACCTAGTGGAAAAGTCTCTACAGAGGATTCTATTTTACGACGGGCAGTCCGCGTCTTCGCTTTGAGTTTATCGTCCTGGTTCACTCCAGAGGCACAATCTTCAATAATAGAAGAATCCAGACATAAGTCCGCCATTTCTGCCATGGCCAGCCCGCACCTGCGGTTGTTAAGGGTTGTATTGTACATTGTGTTATATTACATTATTTACAGGTCCTGTATAAGCGACACATTTTCTACGTGTTTAATCACGGCTTTGACGGGGTGGCATCCCGGCCGTATCGGCCTAGCGGATTACGGCTTCGACAGTCAAGCTTCTAGCTCTGACCTGTCTATGTGATTGAACGTCAAGCATTCCATAACCATGCTTTACGCACTGCTCTCTTAATATAGGAACATGCGTGGCAAAAGTCTCTTCTGAATGTAATGATAGCTCATACACTTGATTCTTTATATTCTCGAAAAATATCTCATCGTCACCATTAGCCCGAAAATACAAAGGACCATAGACTGAATCAAGGTCTATAGGGGCTATCCAAATGCCTAGTTTCTTGTCAAAAACAAAACGTCTCTTTAAGAAGCTGCACTGATCAATAGTTTTATAAGGAACAATTTCCAAAGACTTGTCATCATCAGTGTAAGTAAATCCCAGTTGAGCAAGTGATTTGGAAAGTAACACCTGGTCAACTTCCAATTCCTTCTTCACTGAAGTGATATTGTCGTCTCCCATGGTAATGGCAAAGAAATAGTCTCCAACGTCCTCAAAATCACGAGGGACATTGTACTTGACCAAACCTCCAAACTCCATGAAGAAGGAGTTTAAAACTCCAGCCGTAATGACAACTTGATCCCCTAATGAATTAAAGAAGGCTGTGACAGACAATCCAGACACCATGCAATGTAAAATCTTTACCAACCAGGCTCTCGAGCTGCTTTTGTTGCACTCTGCAGCAAGTTTAACCCTGGTGGGTAATGGAATAAGTGGATTAAGATCGTCTGGCGTCACTACGTCACTATCACTGGGAAGTTTGGAACGATGGAAAATCACACAAGGACTACTAACGGTAGAAATAAAATTCCTCCTGAGTGTAACTTCGGCTGGAGTTGAATTATAATAATACTTCTCCACTATGCGGCGGTTGCATTCATAGACCCAATTGTAAAAAGTCCATTCCCAAGTCTTGAAATCTCCATTAAAATTCAAAGGAGAAAAATTCTGTAAAATGGTGGTTAAAACACTCCACTCACTAAAGGGATTAACCCCTATAGCTAAGCCATTGACGATCTTCGTAGTAATAGCATAATCAATAACTGATCCAAACAGAATGCGGGATATTATAGACATATGTATGGACTCAGCATTGACTGTGCGAGTGCCACCAGAAAAGACTTTGGAACTAGGTCTAATTTCGTCCTTGAAAAAGGTGATAAAGCAAGAATCTTCATCATCCAAAGGACCAAGAGCCAACTTGCCCAAACATCTCTCAACATGTGATCGTAAAATCTTAATTTCTGAAGTGGAAAAATCCGGAACATCAGCAGGACCAAGAATATCTTTCTTCTTCTTGAACTGATAATTCCAAGGATATCCTACGGCAGTAGATCTAGGAAGGCAACCCAAATTGCCCTTCCCATTAACCGCCTCTTCGAAAGTGAGCAACCTGGGAACCGGAAGATCCTTTCCAGAAAGTTTCATAGGAGCATAAAACTTCTTTGAAACTGACTCGACAATATAGGACAAGTTGGCCTCCGTGGGACGAGACTCAGAAATGCCTATTTTGTCTAATGTTTTAGAAAGAGGATCTATCTCAACGCCCTCATAGGTAAAATTCTTGAGTTTGGCGGGTAATTTCGAAAAAGATCTAATGCGTTCAAAACATCCATGAAGCTTAGAAGGAAATATCTTAGTTCTACTCGCCTGGCTTATTGGAGGAACAAAGCCAACAACGGTAAGATGGTCAGGCAAATAGGCCTGAGGTCCAAAATCTTTTATGGCAGTCTGTGTTAAAGGAGTGCCAAAATAAGACAAAGCTCTCTGAACATCTTCAATGGACACAGCATTGGCCATAGCAAAAGTTTTGCGAGCCGCGCCAGTACCAGCACTATGAATACCTAGAATCTTTGGTTGCATGGTATCATCTGCAGTAATTAAAGGAATACCACACATTCCATACTCCGTGTAAAGACCAGAGACGAATATTTCTACCCAATCATAAGGGTATGTGGCCTTCTCCAAAGCTTTCTTTTCCACACTACCCTCAGGAAATCGCGACTTTCTCTTTATTTCCCAAGAAACCACAGTGGCTACAGCCACTTTCTTAGAAGTAAAATCCAAAAGACAAGCATTCACATAATGTCTCTCAGACAAATCAGAAGTAGAAGCGAAATGGTCCACTATATTCTTTTTATGTGACCATGGTACTCTGATAAAGGTGATATCCTCATTCCTATCATCAGGTCGGAAAACATTGGCTGACTCATTCTCAAATAAGTCAGTCAAATTGAAAGTAAATTCCTCCTTATCATTGGAAAGAGTCCAAACAACGGGCTCGCCCTTATCTATACGATCCAAGAAATTCTCAATATAGTGGGTATTTATAAGGACCACGTCAGCCTGTATGGCAACACAAGTGCCAAGATTAACCCCTTCCATGAATATACTGTACAAATTGTTCCTTATAAGAGAACTCGATATATCATAGGTGTTGGAGGAAAACATGGCGCCCTGAGGAAGCTTGGCTATCTTTTCAGCGGGCGACTTGAGAGTTCTGGTGCGCTTGAACTTCATCTTTCCAGATTGTACTGCAACAGAATCTTCTTCATCAAGACTAGGAGCAGCGAGTCTATAAATAGAAAACGCCAGAGCTATGAAACCCACGACTGAAGTCATAGAAGCCACTGCCGTAACCAAATTGCCAGGGCCCAACTCCTTGTCCAGGGCTTCAAATTGAAGTCTGGAATAAGTAGCAACTCTGGAAGAATACTCTCGAAGCGTAACAATTCCCGTCTTGGAAGCAGCTTTCATCTCCTTGTAAATGGAATGGAGAACGGCTTTAACAACGGGCATCCTATGAACGACCGCATGAGCAACAGCAGTCTGTTCATCTACTGAATCAATGGAACCAGACAAAGTAACCCGTCTAGTACGGGGTGAGAGAGGTTCTCCACTTCCTTCACTGGACTCATACTCCGACTCGCTGGAAAGGTCTTCTAAACTGCCAAACTCACACTCAAAGGAAGGGTGAACGCTAGGATCAATGGCGATTCTCCTAACATTTCTCAAAAGCTCATCTTTCTTTTCAAGGCCGGATTCTTGCTTCTGCAAATGAAGTTTAAAATGATGAATAAGGCCGATCATAAAAGAATAAAACTTGACAGCTGGACCTTCAGTCTGTCCGGTCATGGTGTTAAGTTTCTTAAAATAGCCGGCAGAGTAATCAAATCTTTTAGTGGGATCGAGTTTTGAATAATCAAGAAGTCTTTTGTCTTCGGTGAGCATGGCTGTCTCCGCTGTAGCATAATCAGGATGAACTATCCACATCCAAGAATAAATCCTTCTAGATAAGGCTTGAACACTGTTTATGGATTTAACAGCAGGAGGAAAGTAATTGACGTTTGAATTAATCCACACTATAGCCGGAGAAACATAGAGATTGCCTTTGTCAGCAATGGAAGCCGCATCAACAATATATGAATTATTGTTAACTATTCTAATAATTTCAAAAAGGCCAGGATCGGTTTCAAAAGTATCATTTTTCTGCATGAAATCATCTATTTTGATAAAAAGCTGGTTTCTAAAACCATTTCGAAAATTGGTCTCAGAAGTCCAGTTATAGACATTATCATATCCGTTCTCCTTAAACCTCTCCCATTCCTCATCGGTACAAGTATAACTATACAAAATCATCATGAGTTCGTCGGAAATGTCGGACTTTCCGGTCCCAGGGGCCCCATGGATGCCCACACAAAATGGAGCCATTCTATAAAAGGGCCTCCCAGCTCCGGCAAAAGCCTGTAAAACACCTTCCAGTGCATTGGTAGTGGACATGAGGGCCGGGAAATCTGGATCATTCTTTCCCAATTCAACTTTAACAGAATGAAGCTTAACCAGTAAACTTAAAATGTTACGATGAGTAATGGCATCAAGAACCATGGTCTTAGATCTAAAGTCCGCAAGATGTTTATCTGCTGCGACTATAGCCTCTTTAACTTTTACATTCCGGATTCCAACACCCCTAAAACACGTTAATCCAAGATTATCACCAATGTACTGTAATGTACTGGTAATAACTGCCAAAACAGAGCTCAACGCTTCAAAAAGCCCTCTCTTAAAATTAGCCAATTGGCCAACCTTCTTAACGCATCCGGAAATGTCTAAATCGGCCGGAATAGCAGACAAAAAGAATCCAAAAACTCCCAAAACAATAGTGTCTACCATGGACGAAATATCAAAATCCATTTGAGGAACTGCCTTAGAAACATCTATGTCCTTTTCAACAACATCTTCACTAGAAACTCTAACCGCAATCCAAGACTTCAGCTTGGAAAGAGACTGGAAAAACAGTGGACTAACATGGTCTCTAATGACGACAAGAACAAAATCGTAAGCCTTAAGCACAGTGGACAGAACTGGTTTATATAAAGACTTTATGACGAAGAACAAAGCTCCTGACAAAATAACAGCCAACAGCTTTGGGTTTTCCTCAAAGAAATTTTTGAACTGAGCAGAAAAAGAATGGGTATGGACATGTTCCATCTTTATATTTTGAAATTTGTTGAGAATGTCGGTAATCTTCTCTAAACTGCCAGGATCAATGCCATGAGCATGATCCATCTTCATTTCAGTGGCAGCAGTCTTAAGGGTACTTTTAACACTCTCAGCTAAATCCACTACAAAATTCATTTGCGGATTAAGTGAAGAAACACAGTGGTCCCTAGGATGGGTGAAAAACACTTCCAAGCTAAAACTATAAATTTCCTTTCTTATTGACTTCGGAAATTTAGTTCTAATTGGAAGTTCATCAACCCACCAATCTCCCTCACAATTCTTTAAATGAGTTATAGGAATGCTAAGGGAAGCACTGGCTCCCTGTGGGACAAAATATCTATGCTTTCTAGTAAGACCGCTGCTTCTGTCAAAGAAAGCAACGGCTATGCACTCGAAAGAAATGACTCTAGAAAAATCATCGACCACTGGTTCCTTATTGGAATAAAAGACAACAACTGATGAATCCTTGTCGTCCACATTCTTAAAAAGGCACCTGGTCTCATACACACCAAAAGCACTGAAATGAGATATTCTATAGTGGAAAAGTGTTCTAGAAGAGGAGAACCGGAACACATTCTGAAATGACGAATCGGAATGGGTCCAGTTTCTCCTCTTGGAAAGCCGTCCAGGCGGACCAGGATTGGCCTCAATGTCATGAATCAAGCGAAGACTAGGTAAGCCAGGATAGCTCCTAGCTTCCTTCATAACACATCTACCATCATAATAGTGAAAATAGTAAGTCATTTCAAAACTTTCGTGGAAAGAAAGAAGATAGGTATCCCTAGTAGGAAGAATGCTCATATCTCTGCATTTAAGAATTAAAACCCTATTATAATCACCAGAAACAGATTGCCATACGATCTCAATTTTATTGTAACCATGATAACCATGATGATCCGGCTCGGAAACATAACAAGTCTCAATACTGGCAATAGGCCAGGGATTTTGTAAATGGTTTTCGATAAAAGAATCAAAATGCATTTGATCTCCTATCCTTCTATAGGGACAAAAGGTTTTAAAAGGAGACCATCCTGGGTTGGTTTCAATATCATGAACAAGCCGCATGGCACAATATCCGTCATAAAACCGCATGTTATCAGGAATCATGGGTCGGGCTCTGGGAAACCATATATCAATGGGCTGAAATCTCAAAGTCTCAAAAGAGGATTTGGCTTCCACTGAATGAACATACATTTTAAAAACGCCCATAGCTCCTATCTCGTCTTCATCTGAAGTAATCCTAGAACAAAACATATGGATCATTATGTCCCAAATAGATGAATAGAGAGTGACCACTTTAATCTTCTTAAAATGTTTGTGGGCGCCTTGATACATAATAGGACCGCCCATAAACATAGGACCAGAACAAAGATCTCTCATAATAATATATCCATCTAGCGTTCCAGAAATATAATTCTTTAATAACAAACCCATCTCGAAGTTTTGAAGTCTCCGAGATAGAATAGACTGGAAAAGACGAACATATTCCATCCTGGAAGTACGACGGATTTCCCTGACAATGTGAAAATAAATGATGTACAGTCGGGGAACAATCATCAACCTGTTGTAGACCCTGGTAAAGAAAGAACGGGGAAAAAGGTTGGAAAAATAGGTTTCGATTGCATCGCAAGAAATGATGAAATCGAAATACAGCCTCTTAAAAAGGTCGGCTAAGACCCAAATAGCAAAATTTCTGTAACGCAAAACCAGAATTAATGCTGAAAAATACGGTGTAGCTGATTGGTTACTCGTATCACTTAAAAGTGAGGAGTTGTGGTAACTTTGGTTCTTTACAAACGAACTCAACTTACACTGAAGTAAGGAGTTGATGTAGAAAGGGGTCCCCATGACAAAAGTCATGTCCCTTAACCCAGAGCAAAGGCTCCTGGTATCCATCGCTGCTATCTTGTCGGGCTTCTAGACAAGTATTTTATTTCGGAGCACATGCTCCTATTTCGCCCTTCTGCTAGGTAAAATTCCTAAGCTAGTGCGTTTCAATTGTTTTATCTTATCCGAATCGTCGGACGCGCAACGGTAACTCTGATGTATGTCAATCAATTACGTCTGAAATGACATTTGCGTTATCATATTTTTATTACCTAAGACAAACTCTTTACTAAGGTCTAACCTAGTGGAAAATTACTGTATCCTCTAGGGAACAAGGTGGTCAAAAGACCGCATTTGCGATTCGAAAATCGGATTTAAGGTTTTCTCCATGTCGAAGGTGACAAACCATGGTGTAGTGCCAATAATGGCGAGGAAACAACTTCAAAGAAGTACCAATGACCTAAGGTGCTATATAACAAAAGGAAAAGGGGAAAAGATGGAACTGTTTTTCTCTCGACGCGAGGCGATCATTTAAAGTCTGATCTGGAGATGTTCGTTTATACGCTCGACGCGAGCGGCTCTAAATGAGCTAGGAGAGGGGGGACACACTAGTAAGCGACACACTCACTAGTGAGCTTCTAATGAAAATGAATAGGGAGGATAGGGTAAATATCCTATAATTCATAACATTTCGAAGAATAAACGTTTGATTAGTTTTTATACAGCAACAGCTGTTTTACCCTTAAACTTGAAGACACTTCAAGCTCGGTATGAACTTTGCGATTAAGCGGTTAACGTCCGTTCAATTTGACGGCAAAATCTGTAGATAT